TGAATGAACACTACAGAAAAGGAGAGGCATGGTGTGAGTCATGCCCATCCCTTAGTGTAGGGATCAGTAATCAGGGTCAACTTGAGTAAGGATCTCGTGAGCTTTGAGCTCAACGTAAGACCATACCATCTTGGTCATCAGCTCATCAACTGAGCCAACGGAGAACGTACCATTGGATGCAATAGCACCGATGTAGTTGTTCTCACCCATGTTGTCATGGTACCAGTCCGAGAGATACTCTTCGATCTCATCATCATGCTCGTTAAACTTGTTAACACAATCCCTAGTGTAGATGAAACCTGATACACCAGCAGACATGCCATGATTGACAATGTCACGCAGCTCATCGAGTTCAAACTCTACATCAAAGATAGTCCAAGTGCGAGTGGCGGTGTCTTCCATGGTGTTAATCATGTTGTCGTAGGCCAGCGAGTACTGGCTGTAGGTAGCGTAGCACATGCTGTCAAGTCACTCAATGTACATGGTTGAGTAGCGGTAGCGGTCACGGTATTGATCCCGTGCCTGATCCGCCTCGTCCAATGTAGCATAGCAACCCAACAACTGGGTTACGTCCTCATCGTTGGGATCGGTGGCAACGTAGACCACACGTCTCAACTCATAAAGCATAGTCATGATGAATCATGATGCAAGGTGTTGTTGGTCCAGTCCGTAGACTGGAGGACTAGGCTGGGCATTGCACCCAGCTGCAGGCTATTACCTAGCTAGCCAAGGACTTGGCGTCCTCGTTGATCTCATCCATGATATCAGACGCCACATCATCGTCAACATGGCGCAGGATGTAGATGGCGAGATCGTCTGCTAATCCCTCCCAGTCCTCAGCCTCCACGTATGAAGGCATGAGGTTGGCGAGTGCTGATGCAAGTTGTTGTTGCATGATTCAGTACCCAATCCAACGGCAAAGAGTGGCCGCATCGTAGGCACTATCCCCTAGGTCTGCTTCAGCCTCAGCTAGGCTCAGGCCGTGCTCCTTGAGGAATGCAATCAGCTGCGGAGTGGTGAAGATACCAAAGTCCTCAGCTGCTTCAAGCGTGGTGCGCATGATTGAAGTGGTTAGGTTGTCTGGATGGTGGCGTGGGCCACCTGTGCTTGACACTAGCACCTGGAAGCAGAGCGGGTCGATGCCTCCTGTGCCAGTTGTCGTACCGGTCAGGCTTGGGTCAGCACCGAGCTGCCTTCCTCATCGGTGACCCTACCATAACCCATCAGCCCCGGGTTGTCAAGCAATTTACCATCATCAATGCTTATATTACTGATAAGATATTCTTATCGCTACAGATCACTCTAGATATAGAAAGGGGAGTACTGGTGTACTACTCCCTTCCCCTCCCCTCGTGACGGATTGCGCAGTGGCACACCGAACCCCGGCCGGGGGGGAAAAACGATCTGTACTCGCGATATAAGGCTTCAGACATTTTAGTCAAAATTTATGCCCTTATCATACTCCTTTAACGCTATCATCAGTGATATAATAATATCCTTACTACCATTTATTTCTTGTACGTCTTTAAGGGCTTTCTCCAGCTTTATCTTGCGTTCTAACGTAAGATGTTTGGGTATAAGGTCCATAATAATACTTAGACAACCATTGGTGGGGGGACAAACACATCGGTAGATTTGTCGGATACTGGAGACACGCTATTGTCATCATCTGTACCCACAGGATTAGATTGCTCATACTTAGACACCATCTCTTTACACCAGTCTCTAATAAGGTTTACTGATGGGGTAAACTTAGCTATACCAAATACTCTACCTACTTCTTTAGGAGTAAATCTAATACAACACATATTCTTATAATATACTCTAAACCAGTTCTTACCAGTCTTACTCCTCATATAGGTAATCATAGTCTTATGATCATTATTAGGATACTGTATTTCCATATTAAAGGTAGTTTAGTGGTAGTTGGAGAATGTTCTTTCAGAATGTCCTTCCCCAGGGACATTAGTAAAGAGGGAAGATTGTCTAATACCAGCGAAGCTGGTGTTGGATTGTCTTCCCTCACAGAGGGCGGGTCCACCCTTCCCTTCCCCTGTATACATGGCCCCTTAAGCTAAACCCAGGTGGGGACTGGGTTTTTTTTATCCCCTTTATCTAAGTATTTTGAGTCTTCTATTTGTCTTGGTGTCATGCCCAAAGCTAGGTGCTGAGCTGACTTGTGAGGGTTATCTAGGAAGTCTTGGATCATAGAGGTCCATTCTTCTCTTTTACGGGTGTTTACAGCTTCCTGAGCGCTAATAGCGAGGCTATCTGTGTAATACTTTACACCTTGTGCTAAGGAGTCTAATCTGTCGTCGTGTTTTACTGCACCTTTTTCCCTACACATGCGGGACATCTGGTAGAAGAGCATATAGAGGAGACGTTCCTCAGGAGGTTGGTCCTTATTGGAGTTATAGTCCCAGTCAATGACAGCCCGATCAAGAACCAACCTGTGCTGATTAAGAACAGGTTCAAGGGAGTCGATAATACGATCTTCTTTTCGTACATTAGCTCTTACTTCTTCAATATCAATGGCAAGTTTAGTTTGTTTAAGGTGTTTCCTGAACAGTTCTGCGACAATACCATCACCGAAGTTGGTCTCAATGAGGAGTTTCGTAACACCAAACTTCCTGCATCCCCGAAGAATATCGAGAAGTGTCTTGTCTGAATATCCATCTCGATAAGCTCGCATTTCGTGCACGTACAGGAAACCATTGTGTTGGGAGATATAAGTTGCTGCCGTCTCATCTGTTCCTCGACCCGATGGATCAATTGAGCAGATTGTCTCCGAGTAAGGTGTCCATTCCCCTGATCCAAATGACATTGGACTGTAGAAATAATCTCCAGGTAAACCGACAGTGGGAGCGTCTTTGATAACGTTCTGTGGATCGGAGCACCATACGATATTGTCGGGAGCAAGCTTAGGGTTAATGCTAGTGACGATAAGGTCAGACATTTTGAGAGGGAACTTCTCAGCATCTGAGAGGCTAGTGTCGAGCATGAACTGAAGCATGAAGTTGCTTCTGCCCATAGACGCTTCACGTTGGAGTAAATCATCTTCTGAGAACCTTTGATCTGTTGGATCCCAGTCTGATGCTCCCATATCCACATCTTCTACGAGTTGTGGGGCTAGGAGACCTTCATACTGGGTATGGTTACGAGGGTAACGAGCTGGCCAAACAAATGGTCTGTAGTTACGTTCAGCTAATTTTCTATATACCGTAAAGGTAGTTTGGGGAGTCCCTAGGAAGAGAATCCTCGAATCGTCTTTCGGAGTCAGAATGGATTCGACTTCCGTGCAAAGCTGCAAAAGCTTTTCTCGCATGAGTTCTGTCATGCTGTTTCCTGGGACTTCGATATCGTCCAGGATCATTAGGTCTGCACGGGAGCCAGTAAGCTGACCCGTAATTCCAACCGACTTCACAGACGGAGCCTGGTGAGGAGAACATTGTACGTCAAATGATATACGAGACCACCTAGCTTCATCTGATTTAGGTCTTAGGTGAGCTAACCAGGGTGTCTCGATAATTAGTTTTTGTAAGAAGATGGACATGTTGTCTGCTCTCTCTTTAGAGGCAGAGATAATCATTACCTTCTTCTCAGCATTATTAAACAGAGTCCAAAGAACAAAAGCACCAGTAATCCATGACTTTCCGACTCCACGAAATGCTTGAATTTGAAGTCGTTTAGGTCCGTGTTGGAGATAGTCTGCGATTGCATATTGAGCTCTAGTGGGTGAAGGTAGGTCAAGTTGGTGCCACAGAGCCTGCAGGAAGACTTTGAAATCCTCCTGCATCAGCTCCAGGGTGGTTTTAGTAGATGTCTGAGCCACGGTAGAGTTTTTTATTTAAGAGTTTTTTACCTTGTTTGGCTTTTTCATAGCGAACCGTATCAGCTTGGTTGTCTAATTCAATTTCACGTTGCTGTCTAAGCCAACGTTGATAAGCCTGTCCATCTTTAGGACCGCCCTTACCGTAGTTCTTTTCGAACTCTTTCATATCAAACTTCCCTAATTTTTTGATCTTTAGATCTGTTTTTTTAGGGCGAGTATGTTTGTGGTTTTGACGTTCTGAGCGAGAGTAAGCCATTAGCTATGACCCCAATCTTCAACATCTAGTCCCGTAAACTTTTTAAGAGCTGCTTTAGCCAAAGCATTACCGAAGTTAGGCTTACGGTTTTTACTGTAAGTGTCAGATTTTTTTGCTACACTACGGGAGGGAGCATTAGTCCGAGGAGCAGGCTTACGTTTTTTCTTATTTTTATGTTTTTTATGATACTCGATTTTGAGAGGATTAGAGTCCATCATCTCATAATAAGGTAATGTTTTAGCCATTAAGGGACCTTGTTACTAATAGGGCATACAGTTTTATTAAAAGGGACAAAGCGCTGATAGACTTTATCCCATACTTGCCCCTTAGGGGGCTTAGAAGGAGCTTTAGGTTGTTCCATGCTAGATTGTACCTGATAGGGGTTTAAAAGGGCTTGTAGGGGCTTCTAGGGGTGGATTAGAGGCTTTAGCGGTTAACCCACTTATCTCGGTTCTTCTTGTTAGGCTTACGCTTTGTTTTAGGTTCTTCCCATTTACCTACATTAGACAGAGCTTTATCTAAGCGAGACTTAGGTTTAGATTCAGTTTTCCCAGAGGTAGAGATCTTAAGTTCCTTACCCAAGTCACGCTTCATTGTAAATCCCCTAGATCCTTGGCCGGTAGGCTTGCGCCGAGTAGTAGAAGAGGAGCTAGAAGAGCTAGATGAAGAACCACCAGAGGTATTAGTAGTACCACTGCTAGACCCACTGCTAGACCCACTACTAGTAGTTGTAGTTTTTTTAGTAGGCCACGTGCTGCGATCACCTTCACTTGGTTTATTACTTTGTGCTCCTTGGCCATTTCTCCAGTTGCGTCGTGATCCAGTTGGTTGACCGCTAGGTGTACGGTAACGGTTAAGAGCAGAATCTTTACCTTCTAAAGAACTTTTAAGTTTCCATCCTTTACCAGTGTAAACCAGAGTACGACCTTTTCCATCTTTCTTAGTGTCACCCACTTTAGGTTTACGACCTTCAGCATCAGTTCCAGCATTAGCTTGGGCTCGAGTAAGAGGACGACCTTTGCTGTCAGTTTTGTCAGAATAAACAAGGTTGTCACCAAATTTCCTCAGTGCTCGCATACCTTGTCGAGCAAAATCACCCAGTTGGCCTTCACCAGGTTTTACTTCTTTACCGGTCTCTGTGTTAATAGTTACCCAGCGACCATCGCGTTTTACTTGCTTGTATTTAGCCATTAATGTGATCCATAATTAGTTGTTTACGTTCTGGATGAAGTCCAAATCGGTGAAGCATCCAGTCTTCCCAGTGTTCACTTCCCTTGTCCTGATTGCAGCATTGACATGCTGGCACACAGTTACTTGTTACAGTCTCCCCTCCTTTACAGCGAGGTCTGACGTGGTCGATAGTAAGTTCGTGTAATTCATAAGAGCCTCCACAATAAACACATGTACAATCGAACTGTTCTTTGATAGCTCGCCTCCAAAGGCGAGTCGCTTCAGAGGATGTCATGGTTATTAGGTTGTGTAAATAGTAATCAGGTTTGGGAAAGAGAGTCATGCAGATTTACGAGCAGCATTAGATTTAGCGTCTTGGGGTCTTCCTTTAGTTTTACTACCGGCATAATGTCCGGCTTCTCTAGGATCTCCTTTCGCTATCTTTAGCTGTCGTCTTAACCTATTGGCATTAACTCTAAGTTCTAGTCCTTTTTTAGTTTTGTTGTATGCTTTCTGTTGGGATTTGTGATTCCCATTTGCATACTTGGGTCCTTCAAACCCTTTGCTTGCTGCCATAGAGTCTCCTCTGTACAAGTTCTGGGTCGATCTGTGGGATCACATTAGCTAGTTTATCAAGAGGATTACCCTCGTATTGAACACCAGAAATGTCATTAGCTTTAAGCCAGTCACAAGCTGCCTTAAGGTCCTGGGTAGAAGCCTCACCCGTTTTGATACGGGCAAGGAACTCCTTTGTTACCAGGTTATGCAACTCATTAAACTGATCTTCTGTTGCTTTCTTTTTCATTCGTCTCCTAGGAAGATTCGGTGAGGAGTATTAGGTTTGGTAATGGTAGCTGCCACTGCACGAGTAGCAGGTACCTCTGCCAACCACTTCACATTGACGTGGTAACCAGGGATTTGGGTAGGAGCAACAAGCTGTTCTCCAGTCTCACGATCCCACTCCCCACCTTCAAAAATAGGACCAATCACATCGACAGCCCAATCATGTGTGTAGAACATCCATCGTTCTTGTTGGTTACCATCCTCATCTTCAATCATAGTGAGGATGCCAGTTTCTAACGCAGCTTCACGCCACGCAGCTTCATCAGAGAAGCGTAAAAATTTAGTTTCAGTCATTATGTTTGTTGAGTGGTTAGTGCTTGTAGTGCGTCATCAGATAATAGGGTTGGGTAGTAGGTGATGCTGGCAACGTATCCAGTTACAAGGAAGCCGGTCACTAATTGTGAGATCATTCCCTGCGTAATGCCAACCGGACCAACATTATCAACGTTTGCTACTGCAGTACTTACTCCATAATTAGATGCAGAGTTTGCACTTACTAAGTTATAAGTAAATGCATATTTGCAAAATCTGCCGAAGTAATCTCCAGCAGGCACACCGGGACCAAAATTAAACATTGTTCCAGCGGTAGATTGAGAATAAAAACCAGGTGGTCTATAACTTAGTCGATTACCAAAAGAGGCAGGAGTAGTAGTAAAACTGAAAAGTGCATAATTACCATTCCAGAAAGCATAGTTGCCTTCTATAATAATAGTGGAGGCATCAGCATTGAAGAAACCGGTCACATCCTCCATGTTTGCAACATCAGTAGCACGGGTTACAGTTGCCGTTGTTGTTGGGATGTAGGAAGTTGGAAAGTCGCCTTCTTCAAACTGACCACCCCAAACTAAAAGACCATCAGTCCCATTTGTTGTAACGGCTGCAGAGCCATCGGCATCACAGACTGTGACAAAAATAAAGTTAGCAGTAACATTCTCTTCTACTACTGAACACCTAAACCATCCATTACTAATGGCTTCAATTGAAGCAGTAATGCCAGCGTCTACAGTTCCTAGAGTACCAGTATTAACATTAAACCAAGCATTGAGATTACCTTGAGCACCAGTCATACGTAACCAGTCTTTACCACTTGCTTTGGCATAAACACTATTAGCAAAGTCAGCATTTACATTTCCTAGACTTTGAAAAGCGTCACAAGTTGGTCCAGCCAAGTTGTTGGGAAACATCAGATCAGCAGTTGTAGTCCCATCAGGAGCTACACCAGCATTTGAGGTAACTGAGGTTCTTTGAGGTTTTGCCCAAGCAGCATTAGCAAAGTCTTGACTTTGGAGAACTTGGTTTGTTCTAAACTCCTCAATTAACAACCCCTGGCTAGTAAGCCTAGGGACGTTTGGAGGGAAGGTGTAAACCTCCCCATTAACATTACCAGTACCATTACCAGTTTCAGTGGCTGTTGTAGCCCTAGTAAAAGTAATCCTAGGGTCTAGCTTTTTACTACCTACAAATCCAATAGAGAAGTTAGGAAAAGCGTTAGGGAAATCTGTTACTGTCATGAGTTCGGTGCCAATGCCTCCAATTCTTGATCTGTTGCTACTATTGGCCAATAATCTAATCGAGCAATGATGTTAACAGTTTTTTGTCTGTCATCACTAACATTATACTGACCAAAGGCTAAATATATTTGTGGTCTTATCACAGGAACATTAGTGGTCTGATCGTTAAATGTACCATTAGTAAATTTAGTGGCAACCCTTTGACCACTGTCACAAGTGAAAGCATTGACAAAAGGTTCGTAAGTACCTGCTGGGTATGCACCACCACCTATAACAACATTTGATCCACTAAAAGTAAAAACATTTGACATACCAGTTGAATTTTGTGTTAAGTAGGAAAACTGGTTAGTACCTAAACCAAGGTTATAGTATGTATTATTGTTTTGTGCACTGTTACTTCCAATCCACCTCCAAGGTGCAACATAACCACTATACCTTACCGTATTGCCTCCAGCACCTGCACCATAGAAAGTTTGGAAATCATCTCCTTCACAAATCAAATTTTCTCTAGCTCTAGTAGCTGTGGTACCACCTGAAGTAGGCATGTAAGAAGTAGCAAAGTTTCTTCGCTCTTCTAGTTGAGCACCCCAGATTACAATACTACCAGCACTTGCTTGTGCATCAGCATTAATGTTAGGGTAGACTAGGAATCTGACATTTACAGAAGTATCAGAGTTACCACCGGCAGTAATTCTCCACCAGTTACCAACATCTTGAACATACGGCGGAGAGGTTCCTAAAGAAGGTGTACCAATTGGGAAAATCGCACCACTATTCAAATTTATTCCTACTCGTACTACATTAGTACCACCGAAGTTTATGTACATACCAGCAGTTCTAGTTGGATCTGTATTCTTCTGTATAAATATACTTTGAGAATAATCTAATCCAGCAGTGATAGGAATAAAGTTTGATTGTATTGGGTTACCAAGGGCATCAGCAGTAAGTGTAGATGCTGTAGTAGTACCATCTGGAGCAACAGTTGTATTAGCTGTTACAGTTACTCCAGCTGCTTTTATCCAGAAAGCATTAGCAAAATCCTGACTAAAACCAATCATGTTGGTACTCTCTACTTCCTGTAGTAACCCCAGACAGCTACCAGCATTAAAGGCAAACCTAGGTACATCAGCACCTACAGTTGTTAATATGGTACCTCGAGCTGTCATCTGAGTAGCACCACTAGCCCTTTCAAAGTTAAAAAGTGGATGCATCTTTTGAGACTTCTGAAAGTCTACAGTCAGTGTAGGTCTCGTTGTAGGGAAATCTAAAGTCATTGTGTGAGAGCCTCCAGTGCGTCATCAGATACTCGGGTGGGATAATATCTCCACGAAGCTAGTGGTGTATTTACAGCTCCTTCTCCATTAAATCTAGCACCAAGAACCACTCGGTTAGTACCTAAAGTTGGTAACGTACCATTAGTATCAAGAGTGCCAAGAGTCCCGTTTGCAGCACCATTGAAGTTATTTGTTTCGTAACCATAAGCACCCTTTAAAGATTGCCCTGTTACTGCTACAGTGATTTCACCTTGACTTGCATCATTAACCCTTGTGTCACCAACAAATGCCTGAGGAGAGAAATTATAAGTCAAAACATAACCAGAAGCTGCACCACCAACAGTAGAATTATTTCCTATGTCAGCAATGAAAGTATTTGAAAACTCTCCGGCAATGGGCATGTCTGGTACATCAAAAGTAAAAGTCCCGCCAGAAGTATTAAACCAACTATTAAAGTCATCTCCAGTAATCTGGCAGACATCAGCAGCACGGGTTACGGTTGCAGTTGTAGTGGGAATGTAAGAAGTTGGGCAACTTCCTACTTCTCTCTGTAATCCCCAGATTAAAAACTCACCTACCAGATTAGGTTCTCTTGTCTGCCAATAAACCGCTGAAGGCGTAGTACTGTTAGGTGTATTAGTGGCTGTAATTTTAATCCAACCATTACCTATGAACTCTCTTTGAACATTCCCAGGTTGAGCATCAACAAAGGAACCTGACAAAGTATCAGTAGCAAAGGTGTAGTTAAAATCACCACCAGGACTTAGCAACCAAGACCCAGCAAATCTAATAGAAAACACTGCATCAGTACTAACACCTTTAACATACCAAGTGAAAGCTTCTTCTTGAACAACTCCACCAGTAAAATTATAAATACGGTTACTACCAGTCCCTGAAGGAACATCATACAGAGTTGCTGTATTAGTACCGTCAGGAGCTACCCCTGCATTAGCAGTTAGAGAAGCTCCATCAACGTTAATAGTACCTGTAGTAGTAGTAGGGACAATAGAAGGGAAGGTTAGGTTAGCCCTATCCTCTTCAATTAAAAATCCTTGGGTAGCAAGACGTGGTACATTTTGTGGAAAGGAACGAACCAGTCCATTAACATCTCCCGTACCGCTTGTAGCTCTTGTAAATGTAATACGTGGATCCAGTTGACTTGAATTTTGAAAATCCAAAGTAATGTTAGGCCACGTATTTGGAAAATCAGATACAGTCATGATAATGTAATGGTAGCAGTTTTAACAGCAGATCCATCCATAGGACGAGACCTGAATGTCAACGTACCTCCATTAGCACTCATAGCAACAACAACTTCACCAGGGAAGACAGGTTGAACATTAGTATTAGAGAAGGGACGCAGAGTAGCTACGTTATCAACGAATGCCATCTGTCCCAACTGTTGGTTAGTTGGAATCTGGTTAGGACCAGTACCTACATCACCAGGTGCAATACCACCTAATGAACCCCAGTCAGTACCATTAAAGCCTTCAAAGGTATCGTCAGTCGTGTTGTAACGGATCTGACCTTGAGCCTCAGCAAAGGTACCAGTACGTTCAGCAGTAGTACCAACAGGGATTTGAAGTGCTGTTTCTGAGTCAGCAATAAAGGTGTGATCACCATCAACAGCCAACACAATGTCTCCATCTTCTGGAGAGGCATTGTTATTACCACCAATGATACGGAAACCATTAACACCAAGATCACCACCAAGGTTAGGAGTCTGGTCTTGGACAAGGTTAACATTAACAGCAGCTGGGTCAAAGTTAATAGCACCAGTCTTCTGCTCTACAGTAAACGTATCACCAACAGCAAAGTCACCAAATTGGTTGATAGAGGAGTACCAAACACGACCACCGTTAAACTGAGCGTTGTCAAACGTACCACCTGCTTCACCACCAATCTGTCTGATCTCAGGGGCTACGACAACAGGAGTCTGTTGGGCTGGCTCAAGACCACCGTTGACAGGTAGTGCATCATAGTCCATACCGTAACCAGTGTACTCAAAGGTATGGCCACTAGTAGAGATATAAGACTGCCAGAAGAAATCGACATCTGTACCAGCAGCAACAATACCAGGGTTAAAGCCAAGGTTAAGAGCACGGTTAGCAGGAAGTGGGTTGGATACAGTAACTTGGGATACACCAGCAGTAGTCTCAGTAGCAGTTAGGATTTGATAGAAGTTAGTTCCCATCTGCATGATCATCTCAGGCTGAGGCTGGTTAACACCAAGACCTTGAACCTGAACAGCTACATCGTTGACATCGTTTTGGTCGATCGGAGGAGCATTGACAAAGCCCTCTACCTGAGCAACAGTTGTACCAGAGAAGACTGGGTTAGCAGACCTACCATCAGCAATCAAACCCCACTGTCCGAAGTCAGTAGTACAGTTGCTAAGGTTAAGTTGTCCACCATTCAGAGACTTAGCATGGTACCAGCAGAAGGTTCCAAAGAAGGAAACCAGCTGAGCATAGCCATTGTTAGTTGCTAGGATACCAGGAGCGTTGAGTGAGACCTGAGTAAAGGCATCAACCACAAAAGACCTGAGAGGAGAACCAGCAGATGGAGAGTCACCGTTGACAAGGATACCACCACCAGTTGGTCCGTTAGACGTGTCACCACCTTCACCCGTCAAGAACTGAGGGTTAAAGTTAGGACCGTTGTCTATATTAATATCAGAGAAGTTAGTACAGTTCTGGATGTAAGGAGACTTAGATATAAAGCATCCAGGTACATCGTTGACATAGGCAGCAGGAACAGAACCATCAACCAGAGGACCGAGAACAGCATCAGAAGGACGCAACTCAGCAATCCAACCTTGGACTACAGGGAGGCCAAAATTAGGATCAGGGTCAATAGAACCAGCCCCACCACGTACAGGAACAGGAGGGTTAGCACCGACAGTATTGTAGAATGACTTGACACCACAGAGGGTCATGTTGTTGATGTAGCTACCGTTGTCACAGTAGAACATCGTACGACACTCAGTGTCAAAGATTTCAATTTGATTACCCTTGTTGTCTAGGACATTACCTAGTGAAGCAGGAGTGTAAGCACTACCATCAGGCTGCACACCAGCAGTAATACGGGGATGGACATAGGTGTTACGGAGAGAGCTACCAGTAATACACAGGTTCTTAGCGTAGATGACGATGGGAAGCATCTCATCATACGAACCAGGTGCTACTACAATTTGGAAGTTATCACCAACACGAGCACGTCGTACAACAATCTGATCACCACCAGGGGTGTCATTCACGTACGTATGAACGGTGTTGGAAGGTCCTACACTGATGTAGATGTTGTTAGGTTCACCGTCAAGGACAACGATAGAGAACTGTCTAGCAGCACCTTCTGGGTAAACTTCATTACCAGCACCACAGTTCCACGTAGCTTGAGGAATAGTGACAATGTCACCAGTGTCTAAGCCATGAGCTGCATTACAGGTAAAGCGGATATAACCAGGAGGGATACCACCAGCAGCAGCATCAGTGTTGTTGTAGACTGGGATGTTAGGACCAGCAGTGAGATAGGTTACAGCTTGAGGGAGCTCTCGGAAGAGGTTACATTCATAGACTGCTTTCTTAATCGTCCTAAACGCAGTACCAGGAGTACGACCAGAGTTGTTATCATTACCCTGAGTATTGACATAGAAGGTCTGTTCAGGGATAAAGGGGTTAGCAGAAGGATCATTACTAGTGATCACTTCCCATTGACCTTGCTCTCTGATCAGGAGCTGAGACAAAGCAGGACCAATAGTCGTGACAGTCGCTGTCAGCGTAATGGTACCAGCATTAGTTTGAGCACCATTCTGAACAGGAATAGCTGCAGTCTGAGCAGTTTCTCCTAAGATCCAACCTTCACCACCATTAATGATGGAGACAACGTTGACCTGACTGTCTACAATACTGACACTAATCCGAAGGTTAGTACCATTACCAGAGACGTTCTGATCAAAGTCATAGGTCTGAACAGTGTTAGGAGTAGAGTTCAGATCATTAGCACCAGGCCAAGCTGGGTTCAATCCAGCTGAAGATCCAGGAGTAACTACAACGTTAACAGCCAGAGCTTGAGTAGTACTGCTGGGTCGATACCACAGCTTACCATCATAGAACTCAGCTGCATCTACCGGGTTAGCGTCTGTAGTAACGTTAAGCTGGGCCAGTGCTGCTGCACCAGAAGGGATACGCTCATTAGTCCAGCTTGTTTCATTCTGGACTTGAGGGAAAGGAGGTGCAGTCTGATAGAGGGGAGTGGTGAGGAGGTTGTCAAGTTTCTCAAGAGCTGCTTTAATATCTTGATAGTTTTCTTGGATGAGATTTAGCAGCTGAGTATTAGCTGCATTAAGATCTTCAGCCCTGATAGAAGCACCAGCTTCATAGACTACCAGCATGTTACAAATGTCACTGTAACGTGCAATGATCAGCTCATCACCACCAGGTGCTGTAGTAAAAGTAACTAGAGCAGGGTTGACACCTTGGTTAATGGTATAGGTACCATTGACATCGAAGGTGGTATTATGTAAAAGAACAGGTGCTTGAGTACCAGTCCTACTAAATACTACAACATCGTTCTGATTAACAAAAGGAAAGTTAATCGCATAGGTAAGTTGAGTATTTAAGTTTTGAGTATATTCAGTAGGTGGCAGTGTATCATTTACGACACACAATAGTTCATCAGGTTGCGGCATGGTTATTTAGTTTACTCCTGAGAGTTTGCGTAGTTCTTGTAATTGGTCATAGCGACTATTAGACGAGTTTCTATCTCCCAGTCGTTGTAATTGACGAGACTGTTCAAGGAGATCTTTCTGTTGCACAAGGCGGCGAGCCGCAGGAGAGTTGCGAACTTCATTCCAAGCTGCTTGAGAAGCTTCATTAAAAATCCGACCAATTTGCTCATTAACCCAAAAGTCTGAGGGTTCTTTACCAAAACGATTACTTGCTCGATCTTCAGCCATATCCTTTAAGTCTTGAATAGCACGAGGATTTTCAGCCAATCTATTAAGTTTGTCTTCAATACCTTGCTGACCTAAAGCGTTTTGATAATCTGCTCGTAAGTCCCTTTCACCTGATAGATCAATACCATTTGGTCGCATTGTAATGGGAGTTGAATCAAAGCCACTGTTAAACAGTAGACTACGACCAGGAGAATAATCAGGATTAATAGGAACAGGACTAAAAGCATTGTACAGTCTAACAGGAAGACTCCAATTACGAATAGGTTTACCATTCAAAACATCAGTTTTAACAGGCAAGGGATTCGCTGCAAGGTATTCAGTAATCTGGTTACGGTTACGCACCTGATCACCAAACTCTCTGTTAAGTTCTTTCATGTAAGGGTTGAGTACCTTACCAACTTCATTCCGTAGACTAGAAAAAGGAACAGTGTTGTTTACAAGGTTGGCAGCCATCATTTCAATCTGACCAGGTTCACCAGCCAGTAAGTCTACAATCTGAGTAAGACCAGAAAGATAAGTCTTAGACACACCAGAACCAACCAAAGCAAAAGCTACCTTTTGGAACTTATCTTCTACCCATGATTGACCCATGAGTTCCATAGAATCAGCAGTATCAGCCACATAAGCCAAGACTGTACTAAATGGTTCAAAGGATTCATAGCTAACCCATTTACCAAAGATCTTGATAGAACGGGGTTGCCAGTCACCTGCACGTTGAGCTGCACGTACACCACGATCAGGAGAACCATTACCTGTGAGCTCACCAGCCATGACCTTCTGAGCAGCTAGGCTAATAATCGAGCCACCAATGATAGTACGACCACGTTGGATAGCTTTAGCGTTCGCTAGGTCGGCAGCATTCTTAATACCAAGCTCAGCTAAGTCACCAGCATTAGCTTGTGAGATAGTAGCATTCAAGATCCTACGCTCAGTCGTAACCATGTATTTAAATACAGGCATGTGAGACAACGTAAGTTCAATACCATTGATACCAGTACGAGCAAAGAGGAAGAAAGGTTTAGTCCAAGGATTCTTGCTAAATAGATCAGCAAATCCTTTAGAGAAACCACTGAGATCACGAGTAAGGGTAGCTTCTTTAGCAGCATACTCTAGTGCTACATCACTACCAACTTTAATACGACCTGTATCAGGTTCGATGAACTCGCTCATGTAGCGATCTTCAAACTCCTTCATCAGTTCAGGAGTAATCTCAGGGGTTTTACCAAGATTCTGAACTTCAAGAGAGTCTTGCATAGCTTTGACTTTAGCCCTAGAACGAGCCATGATGTAGCCAAAGGCATCATCAGTAGCTCCCATGATCTTAGTAGAGTAAGTGAGGAGGCTTTGATCATTCAGACCCCTAGCAAAGTTACCCATCAGATAGGCAGCTTTGTCAGCGTCACTACCATACTCCATCATCCACTCACCCATAGCCTTCCACTCTTCCTCACGTTCATCTACCTTGGCAAAACGTGTTTTAATAGTAGACAAATCACCAGACCAATAAGCGTGTAGGTTACGTTTGAATAGCTTCCAGGAATCAGGGATAGCCCCTACGGCACCTGAGAGCGCCGCTAAGCCCTCTTGAACTTGCGTCTTATCCAATGTACCCATACCACCTATAACCTGCGACATGGGGCGTAGGAAGGCTGCTGTAGCTGTACCCATGATTGCACGTACAGCAGTCTTAGGACCAGACAATACGCTGTGAATCATAGTACCTTGTATTTCTTTAAGAGCCATAGAGTAGAACTCTTTGCCTCTAAAGGTACCACCACGTAGTTTTTTACGGAAGATTTCAGCTACATCTTCCCAGTTAGCAATGTCATTAGACCACGAGAAAGCTTCTAGCAGAGCATTACTGAGCTCATCACTAGGAGATTTCAGTGCCATCTGCCTCATCAATTCAACTTGATTCTTAGTTTCTCTTCTGATGGCAGCTAGTTTTTTCTTCATTGCTTTCTCAGCTGCCTTAGCGCCTCGTTCTGCACCTTCAACAGTTTGGAAACCTCGGCCTATTTGAGACCACATCATACGGCTCTTCTTAACATTAAAGAGACCATACTCTAGTTGCTCTAGGATCTGTTGAGCAGGACCATCAACATCCCAAGGATCTAGCACAGCACCAGCTTCTCTACCAGCAAGAGCTAAGTCACGCATCTGAGAATAAAGCATGCCATTTGCTATATCTGCAGCAACGACATTTTCATAGTACCATCCCTCTCGGCTGTTAGGACCACCAATACGGAAACTAACTTCTTCATCAAACTTTTTCCAAAAGTCTTCAGCAGAAAGGTCAGTGGTATTACGACCTTCAAAAAGTTCCTTAGCTGCTTGGAATGCTTCTGGAAAAATCTCTCTAGGGCTCTTACCTAAATCTTCCATTTCTTTTATAACTGAACCATACCGTTCTTTACCTAGCATTTGCATTGAAATCTCTTCCAATTCTTTGGTAGAAATATCCTCAGTTAGGTTAGCACGCAGTATAGCTGCAGGTCGAAGTGCATGCAAAGTATCTACAGAACCATACTCACCATTGTAGGTGTTGCGTTTGGTGTGTATTTGATCAGCTACTTCAATGACCCTATTGCCAGACAAAGTGTTGCCTTGTTGTGCATCAGTAATAGTACCTTTGTTCTTATAACCTCCCATGCCAGGAATATCGACCTGAACTAAACCAGCTTCAGTGACCTGATCATTCTGGCTTTTGTTCATCTCAACTAGCTTACGTGCTGCACGCTCCTCAGCTTCTTCCCCTTTAGGTGACCACCCAGCATATTTATCTGGATTCTTATAATACTGAGCTTCTAACAGTTTGTCTTGGTCTTCTGGGGAAAGTTTGTCAAAGAACCTTTTAGTAGTGTTATTGTACTTTGTAGCAGTATCTCTTCGTAAGTCTGCATACGCGCTAGCTTTAGCTTCGGCATCAGCTTTAGCTTTGTTACGTGCCCACTGTTCATCAACAATTTCTTTTGCTGAATTAGCAGGAGTTACTTCACGAGGTGGTTTAGTTGGTTTACCTTTAACTGCGTTATCTGCACTTCTACCACTACTTAAGAACCCAAAGGTCTTACCTAAGATACCACCCATCATACCAGCTTCTAAGACATTCTTCCAAGTCTTAGTAAAGATGCTGTCAGTATCACTAGTAGCAATAGGATTGACTAGAAAGGGGAACTTGTTAACAGCTTCTTTCATAAACTGAGTTTTAGCAATAGTGCCACTCATGTTATCATCAGCTGATTTCATGTCGATAGCATCGACAATCATACCAGTACCACCTAGGAAAGCACTAGTCTTACCGACAATAGCAGCAAGTCTAGTAGCTCGTACACCTAAGCCCACAGCACTGAGAAGACCAGCAATACCAGCTCCGATGCCAATTGCAGGGGCAGCTGCGGCCACAGCCGCTACACCCACACCTACAACTGCACTCGTAGCACCAAAGGCTACAAGGTCACGACCCATCTTACCCCAACTCGTTTCTTGAGTAATGGGGTTGTAGTCAATGTTGTTCTCTTCATCAAAGAACATCCCTTCAGGACGGTAGGTCTCACCTTCACGGTCAGCCTTACCGGTAAACATGTCTTTAATACGACCAGCTAAAGTCCAGAAACCCTCAGCAGCATCCATGACACCGCCTTTAGCAATGTCACCAGTAGCTTCTAAGCGAGTCTTTTCTTCACCTGTTTTCTTTACACCTTCTGCTCGTTGTTCATCAGGAGTAGTCTGAAGGTAATCTAAAGTACCATCATCACTAGTAGGTTGTTCGGGATCATTCCTACCACCTGATTCATAAGCAGCATCTTTCTGTTGACTTTGATCGTCTAATTTAGTTTCAACATTTTGATCAACTTGACCTTCAGCCGCAACTGCAGTCTGTTGTTCTTCTATCTGTTTAGCCCCCTCGTTAAAATGTAAGGGGCTAACTTGAGATACATCTATTTCGAATTGACTCATGCTAATTGATAGATACGACCTCGTAAGTTAGGACTTAAAAGGTCAGGACTGTTATATGGAGAATCAGCAACCCTATCTTCCCAGTTAGACCGCAGTCCCTGGTAGGATTTTCTCCGATACTTTTTAGCTCTTTCCATGATCTCAGGATAGTACTTCCTGTTCTCAGGATTCATACCTTTGCCATACCGAAGTACTGCATTAGGTCCAGCATTGTAACCGTATATTGCTGTCTCCAAATCAAAGCCATAATCAGTCATCATCTGACGCAAGTACTTAGCTGCGTACATAATGTCTGCATGTGGATCTACACCAGGATTAACTTCAGGGTGCCAGCGAGGAATAATCTGTGCAATACCAGTAGCACCACTCTTGTTGTATGCTTGAGGATCCCAACGAGATTCCTGTTCGATTAAAGCAGCTAAGATAGCAGGAGGAATTTCATACATATCTGCAGCTTTTTGA